AATCTGTATCAGTATTATTATTTTTAAGTGAATTTAACTTAAGTGTTGTATTTTCATTAGAATTATTATTAATTTCAAAACCTTCAATTTTATCTTTTTTAGTAATATTTTTTTTATTTTTCTTTATTTTTATTTTATTATCTTTATTATTATTATTATTATTATCATTATTATTATTATCATTATTATTATTATTATTATCATTATTAATCATATCTTCATTATTAAATGATTCTCTATTTAAATAATATTTTCTTAATGCAGCAAAATAAATTACAATTATAATAACTAAAATTATTGTCCATCCAGTAAGATATTCACGTAATAAATAAGATGGTATATCAAGTATAGATGTTATCATTTTATAGTTTTTAGTTTTTATTTTAAAATTAATTTATATGTTTTATCTATAGTTTATATATATTTTATATATTTAATATATATTTATTTTATATATTTATATATAATACCAAATATTAATATTATAAAAAATAGAATATAATAAATATTAATATATATTAATAAATATTAGTATATATTAATATATAATAGATTAACTATAATAGATTAACTATAATAAATTATAAATTTTTTGTAAATGTCTAAATACGCTAATTTTGATACATTTCAACCAGTTGAAACAATGAATAAAACTGTAAGAGAACAACAATATGCTTATAATGGTCGTATGTTTATACCTCCTGAAACACAAAAGTTTAGTTTTGATACAAATGTTCAAGGCTTAATACAACCTTTAACAAATAATGAAAGTATTAATCCATATGAACTTTTTAAATCGTCAAACCAAAAACAAGATACTAATGTAGATATTATTAGTAATATAGTAGTTCCAAATACTCTTTCAAGACATTTTTTTAGTAATGATAATGTAGAATGTATTCAAAGACAAATTATTAATGAAGTCTATAGACAAAGTCAAAAACAAATTAGTAAACAATCATATCAAGAATTACAAATTATTATGAAAAGTATTTATTTACAATACAGTCGTAATTTATCAGATAATATAAGAGAACAAATTTCTACATTAAATAAATATGTTGTTGAAGAATGTGTTAGTATTATTATACCTAATGTATTACAATATAATAAATATATAACTGAAATTACTGGTCCATTACCTGTTCCACCACGTAGTATTAATGTTTCTAATAAAGGTGAAAAATCACTTGCTGGAACTGCTACATTAATTTAGATTACTTATTTAATTAGTAAAATAACTATAGAATATACCACCTACAGATTATAAAACACAAATTTTATTATGCGTTTTCTTTTTTTATGTAAAATATTATTTTAATATAGTAATAATTAATAGATTATGCCTAGAAAAAAAGCACAAAATAAAATAGAAATAACCAAATCTTTAGAAAAGTATAATACTACTTTAAATAATAATAATAATATAGATAGTTTAAATACAAATACTAATCTACATAATGATGATAATATAAATACTATTATAAATAATAATATAGATACTATAATAGATGAAAATAAAATTAATAGTAAAAGTAAATCATTAGATACTTATTTTTGTAATAATAATACAACACAATTATCACCTTTATCAACATCTCCCATTTTAACTTCATCAATATCAAATAAAATACATAATAATAATATTATAAGTAGTAGTGAAAGTGACGATGATGAAAATGAATTAGTAAGTATAGATACAATACTATCATTAATAGAAATAAAAAATAGAATTGATAATCTTCATGAAAATGAATTTATAGAAATTTTTAAAATTATTAAATCTAATAATGAAAAATTTACTACTAACAGTAATGGTATTTTTATAAATATATGTAATTTAAAAACAGTATCAATTAATGAAATTACAAAATTTTTAATTTTTTCTGAAAATAATAATAAATTAATTAAAAAAGAAGAAAAAGAAAGAAAAATATATAGAGAATATGTATCTTAAAAAATTGAAAAAATTATTTATTATCTCTATAATTAAATTACCTTTTTATAATTTTTACAATTTAAAACTATATACATATAAATATATATAAGTTAATACAAATAATTCATTTTTAATAACTTATTTTAAATAATAAAAATGATTTCATTAGAAAAAATAACACAACAATTACAACAAACTAAAGATGCTAATATTGTTTTACCTAAAATAAGCAGTAAATATACTCAAGCAACAGCAATAGAAATACGTAAAAATGAATTAGAACTTTTAAATACAAATTTTAATTTACTAAATGAAGCAAATTATACTATGGATAGTGAATTTGAAAAAATAAATAAAGAAAATGAAAGTATTAAAACAACATTAGACGATTTATCTAAATCTAGTAAAATGAAAGAATCAACTATTTCTAATAAAGCACTTATTGTTTATACAGAAAATGAAGCAATTTCACAATTACCAGAAATTATTTTATCTTTAATTAATGATTATAATAAATCTCAATCAAAAATGAATAATACTAATAGCACTAATAATATAAATAATATAAATAAAAATATTGATAAAGATTTATTATATATTTATGGTATTAAAAATCCAGACTCATTTTATAAAAGTTTTCTATTATTGTCAAAGTTAGACTTTATTATTAAAAATAAAAGCGAACAAAAGAATGATATTTCAACATTTAAAAGAGAAATGGCTATTGAATATGAAACATTTTATAAAAATTTAAATTATAGAAAACTTAGATTTATCAAAGCAAATATGATACATAATTTAACAGAAGTAGATAATTATAATGATTATGATTTATTTCAATATATTTGTGATTATACAAAAAATAATTTAATTATTTTAGATATTATTAATGAAAAATATTGCGATATTAACTATAATAAAAAAATAGAAGATAATAAAAAAATAGATGACAGTCAACATAATCAAAATACTAATAAATATTTAATTATTATTAAATATAGTGAAAATACATTTTTACCATTAATGTATAGTTCTGGAAATCATTATTTTGATTCAACTATTTTAAATACTATATCTAAATCATATGAAAGAATTGTATTTAATAAATTTAAAGAATTAAGTGTGTATATGAAAGAACAACTTAATAATGAAACTAAAGATAATGACTATAATAGTGATAATGAAGATGAAATTGAACCTAATACTAATACTAATACTCAAATTTTTAATATAGATGATATTGAAGATGTTGATAATATTTTAGAACAAAATTCATTATTCAATATTGAGGAGGCATTTAATAATAGTATTAAATTACAATGCGAAACACTTGAAAATAATGAAAATAATTTAGCAAATTTAATTAATATTGAAACAATGATAGAAGTTGTAGAAGAAGATACGATAGATAATTCTAATAAAACTAATTCTAGCAATGATAGTTTTGATTTATTAATGAATACTATTCCAACAACACAAAACAATAAATTAGTTAAGACAAAAGTAAAAACTAGTAAAACTGAAAAACCGAAGAAAACTAATACATTGGATTCTAAAAAGAAAACCGAAGAAAAAGAAGACAAAAAAGAAGATAAAAAAGAAGAATTATTACCTATTAGTAAATATACTTTAACTGATTTACAAAGATTTGCTTTATTTTATAAAATTGATAAACAAAAAATGGGCAATGCTGGTAAAAAAATTAATAAACTAAAAGCCGAATTATATGAAGAAATTGAGACTGCTAAAAATAAGAGTTCTAATGCGATGTCATTTTAAATGATTTGTATTTTAAATGATTTTTATTTTAAATGATTTGTATTTTAAATGATTTGTATTTTAAATGATTTGTATTTTTAATTATTGTAGTTTTTAATTACTTTTTATTATTTTTTTATTTTGAAGAAGAACTTATATGTAAACTAACATTAACATTTGATAGAGGATCAACATCTTCTAATATTTCATCTTTAACATCAATAATACTTTCTTTACAATCTGTTATAATAGATTTAAATTGTGATAATGTAGATTCTTTATTGGAAACATCTTCATTATCATCTTTTTTAAACATAGACATATCAAATGGTAATTGAAATGGTAATTGTGGTTGTGGAGGTGGAGGTGTTGGTGGTAGTTGTGTATGTGATTGTTGTCCTGCTGTGGTTTTACCTTGAGGAACTGCGCTTCTTTCTAATACAGGAATAGTTTCCAAACCTAATTTTTTTAATAAAATATTTAATTCTTCGCTTTGTTTTTTATTTTCCTTATAACTAAATGATGAAAATTGAAGGAATGCTAAACTTAAACAAGATATACTTCCAGAAACAAAACTTAAGGTTTGGTCTTCATAAACACCTGCTGAAAAACTAATTATACTTCCAAATGCGACCATAATTTTAGATATTGTTTCAAACGCAATTCCTGTTTTTCTCCAACATTGTCTAGCATTTAAAGTATTTTTAACAACATTTTTATAATAAGGTTCTATTAATTCATCGATTATATAAACGCGAGTATCGTCACTAATCTTTAAATTGTCTGGTGATGTAGCCATTTTTAAAAGTAATTAATAAATACTATAATAAATAGTGTAATAATATATAAAAATTACTCTATAATAAAATAATATATAAAAATTATAATTATTATTATTATACAAATATATTTATAATAAAAAAAAATACAAAATAAAATATAAAAAATACAAATAAAAAAATAAAATAATTTTAAATAATTTTAAATAATTCATTTTTTATTATTTTTTTATTATAGGTGTTGGTTCATCAGGAATACAATTAACATCTGGGAAAGTAGAAGGAGTGGCTTTAGAAAGAGAATGTAATAAATAACCAGAACCACTAATACTCATTAATACATTATAATTTACCGCATAAATAAATAATGTGCTAGAAGCAATACCACTATTAAACGATAAATGTAATTGAGGTTCTTGAAGTTCTGAAAAATTACACACTCCATTAGGTTGTTCTATTTTTTCAGGTTCTAAAGCAAATGAATAAACGTGAATATATTTATTTACAGGTGTATTAGTATGAACTTTAGTAGGTTCTAATTGAGTAAAAACAGTAGCAGGAGTTGTTTTAATACGGTCTTTACCATCAAACATCAATCTAACATTTTTAATTGGATTACTTTTATTTACTATATCCGTTTTATTAGTTTTACTATAGTTAAAATAATCATTGTATGTTGTTGATGAATCATTACGTCTTAATATAAATAAGAGTTCAGTAATAGGATATTTCATACTTTTTAAACTAAATGTTTGTTCTGTAATACTTTCTCCAACAGAATATTCATATGTTTGAACTTGATTAATAATATTTAATTGTTTAGGAATATTCATATAACGAGACCTTTCTTCTTCTTCTAGAATAATATAATCAACTAATAATTGAGAATCTTGAATGTTTAATGTGGGAGCACCCGTTAATACATTATCTTCGGTGGACAATATATTACTTAAAGATTTAAAATCTACAGTTAATTCTATTACTGAATTATATAATGAGGCTAATGGAAAAACAAGCGATGAATTACGGGATGTTATATTACGACAAAACCAAAATTGTAAAGGTATATATACTCTACCACCAGTAAAATTAGTAGGACTATAGTCATTATCATTATATTTTTGTATCATACTATAATAATTATCTTTACAACCAGGCTTAACAGTAAGGTCTCCATAAATATCAAGCCATTCTCCAGTATGCGAATCTATTAAAGTATTACCTATTTTTAATTCAATAGTTTTTATTAAAGCATTACCAACACCATTACAATAACCAAATTTTTTTCCATTTATATTTGTATAAGATGATAATTCAGGTAAATCTATAGCAATAACAATATTTGTAATTAAATCACCAAATTTACCATCTTCATCAATACGAAAAGACGACTTTTGACCAAAATTAACATTATTTTTAAAATTTACTTCACGTGTATCTTTAACATAATTAGAATAATTTTTATAAGAATTACGAAAAAAAGAAACAGAATTACCTTCTTTATTTATTAAATAGTTATTTAATCCAAGTTGTGTAATAGAACCATCCATTTTATAATTTTATAATTATATAATTATTATTTTCTTAATGTAATATATTTATAATTATTTTTTCTTAATATAATATTATATTTTATATATTTTTAATATACTTATTTTTAAATATTAATTATAAGTTTATTAATATATTATAAAAATAAAAAAATCAAAATTTAAAAAATCAAAATTTTAATAATGAACTTATAAAAGCAAAGAATGTATCTATATAATAAGTTTTTGTGTCTTGTTTTTTATTATATGATGTAAAATTTATTACAAAATCACAAGATGTATTTTTATTTTCTTCTTCTTTAACATCTTCAACAGCACTTTCTATTGGACCATCACCTAATATAAAGAATAATCCTTTTGAACTAGTCCTATGAAGAGAAGGCGTGTGTTCTTCTTGTAAATCAAAATACATTTTTTATAAATACCTAATAACAAAGTAAGGTAATGTGTAATGGATTAAATAATAAAAGAGAGTATCTAGAAAAATCAAATTCAATTTTGTTCTATTTTTAGTTACAAATACCATTTTTACTTATTCCTATAACAGAACAAGCAATACGTTTTCCACTATGACCTGTTGTTTTAGAATCTTCAAAATGTCCTAAACCTAAATCATCTTCATCTTCGTGTATAATAATTGAACGTCCTAATATTTCATCAACTATAAATTTATTTGTTTTTAATGATATATTACAATTACCATTTTTATCTGTTTTTATATTTCCAAGGTCTCCAGCGTGTCCGCAATATAAATCTCCGTGCTGATTATTATTAGGATTATAATGCGAACAACAAGAAGCACACCCTTCTCTTAAATCACCAGTTTCATGAATATGAAATCCATGTAAGTGATTTTTATCTAATCCTTTTATATCTATTCTAATATGAACGAAATCATTTTTTTGTGTAAAAATAACAATACCTGTTAAATTTTTATTTTTATAAGTTGTATCTATGACACACACTGCTTCTTTAATTAATGATTTTGATGACATAATACCCATTTTTAAAACTATTATTTATTTTAAACTAGTATTTATATTATTAAATAAATAATTTTATTTTAAATTATAATTTTTATTTAATTATTAATAATTATATATAATTTATATTTAAAGATATTTTTAATTTAAAATATAATTCATATTTAAAATCTATATTATTAATAATTAATTAACTAAAATACTTATTTAAAAATGTCTAAAACTAATTCTAATGTAAGCGTAAGTTTTAATACTACGGAAGAAATTATTAAAGTTGATAAATTGGAACCAATTGTTGAAGTTAAAGAAACTACTAATGAAGTTAAAGAAACTACTAATGAAGTTAAAGAAACTACTAATGAAGTTAAAGAAACTATTGTAGAAACCGTTAGTGAAATAAAAAAACCTAGTTTAGAAATCCCCCTTCCACCTCTTATGAATGGTGCTGATGAAGTGTCTCTTCCTAAACATTTTGAAAATGAAATTAATAAATTAGAGGTTAATGTTAAAACAGATTTAAAAGCAATTACGAAATTTGTAAATGCTAAACCAGAACCAAATTCATTTTTAATAAAACTTGAACAAATGGTAGAATATATTAAAAATACTCTTGGAGATGAAAAAATAACAGCAACAAATATTGTTATAATTTCAACAAATCTTATGCATATTGTAGAACAATATAAAGATTTAACAGGTTCTCAAAAGA